CTGGCCGAATTCCCCCCCCGTCTCGCCCCAAAGACGCCGATGGCGCCACGTTGCGCGGAAGACTGGCCGGCGTGATCGCCGAAGGGCTCGAATCGCTCGCCGTTGAGATCGCCACCCTCGACGCCCTCGAGGGCAATCCCCGCCAGGGCGACGTGGAGGCCGTCAAGCGCTCCTACGAGCGCTTTGGGCAGCGCAAGCCCCTGGTGGCGCGCCGACGCCCGGGCGGGCGGGCGGAGGTCACGGCGGGCAACACGCAGCTGGCCGCCGCCCTCGAGCTCGGCTGGTCAGAAGTGGCCGTGGTCTTCACCGACGACGACGACGACACGGCCCGGGCCTGGGCGCTGGCGGACAACCGGACGTCTGACCTCGGGCGCTACGACGAGAAGGCGCTGCTGGCCTTCTTGCAGTCGGTGAGCGTGACCGGCGACGAAGAGCTGCTGGCGGCCACGGGCTATACGCCCTCCGACGTGGCGGGCCTCGTCGCCCGCCTGCGCCAGGGCCACACCGACGCGAACGACATCCCTGAACCGCCTGCCACCCCGATGGCCCAGCCCGGTGACGTCTGGCTGCTGGGTGAGCACCGGCTCGCCTGTGGTGATGCCACGGACCCCGACGTCGTGGCCCTGGCCCTCGATGGCGCCGAGCCGTATCTGATGGTCACCGATCCCCCCTACGGCGTGGAGCTGGATCCGCGCTGGCGCGATGCCATTTACAACAAGATGGGCCCAGAGGCTAAGCCCTATATGAGCGAGGGCCACGGCAACCGGACGCTCTCAGGCGACACCCGAGCCGACTGGTCCGAGGCCTTCGAGCTGGTGCCGTCGCTGCGGGTCGCCTACGTGTGGCACGGGGCGCTGCACGCCGTCGAGGTGGCTGAGGGCCTGCGGCGCATAGGTTTCAAGATCGTCTCCCACGTGATCTGGGACAAGGGCGCCTGGGTCATCTCGCGGGGCATGTACCACTGGGGCCACGAGCCCTGCTGGGTCGCCCGGCGCGGCGGCAAGGTGCCGTTCTATCGACCCAAGAACCAGGGCACGGTGTGGCGGGCCCCGTCGCCCAAGATGATCATGACGGGCTCTGACGAGGAGAAGTTCGATCACCCGGCCCAGAAACCGCTCGCCGTCATCGAGCCGCCCATCTTGAATCACCTGCGCCCCCTCGGTGTCGTCTACGAGCCGTTCTGCGGCTCGGGCACGACGCTGATGGCCGCCGAGGTCCACGGCCGGCGCTGTGTGGCGATTGAGATCGAGCCCCGCTATGTCGACGTCACGGCCAAGCGCTGGCAGCTGTTCACCGGGTCCAAGCCCGTGCTGGCCTCGAGCGGTGAGCCCATCGACTTCGATGCGTGAGGCTCCGGGGTGGCTCTCACCAGAAGCTCGGGCGGTATGGGAGGCGCTCGACCCCGGGCGAGTGGGCGAGGCAGATCCCGACGCGCTCGCCGTCTACTGCAACGCCGTGGCCGACTACCAACGGGCCCAGCAGGTGCTCGACCAGACTGGGGACCTGATCCAGGGCACCCGCGGCACCCTGGTCAGAAATCCCTTGAACCCGATCAAGGCCCAGAACGCCACCGTCATTCGGGCGCTGTCGCGCCAGCTCGGACTGAGCGGCCCCCGGGCGCCCGAGCCCGAGCCGGCTCGCCGCAGGGGCCGGGTGGAGCGGGCGCTCGACCGCGACCTCGGCGCCACGACCTCGCTGCAGGCCGGCGCCCGGGCTCACCTGCGGGCCCAGGCCCGGGCCATCGACACGGCGGAGGCACTGGGCGACCCCGAGATGGTGTCCAAGGCCTCGCATGCCTACCTCGAGCTGCGCCAGGCCTACGGTCTGGCTGGAGCCACCGTTGAGGCAGTCGATCCCTTCGCCGCCTTTGTTGCTGGGCTCTCCGCCCCCAGCATGGGCGACCCCGCGCACAGCTGACCGGCCCACCTACGGCCCGGCCGTGGCCGCCCTTGCGGCCGCCCTCGGGTGGCCCCTTATGCCCTGGCAGCGCCTCGTCGCTGACGTAGGCCTCGAAATTGACCCCAGGTCCGGCCTGTTTGCCTACAGCGCCGTCGGGGTGACCGTGCCGCGCCAGTCGGGCAAGACGACGCTGACGGGCGCCACAGGCGAACACAGGGCGCTCTATCGCCCCCAGCAACGGGTGTGGTACACGGCCCAGACCCGCGAGGTCGCCCGGGACTGGCTCGTCAACGAGCACACGCCCGCCCTCGGGCTCTCCCCGCTCGGGCCCTACGCCCGGATCCGGCGGGCCCAGGGCTCTGAGGGAATCACCTATCCCAACGGGTCGCTGTTTCGGATCTTCGCCCCGCTGCCGGCGGCGCTTCACTCCAAGCAGTCCGACCTCGTGGTGCTCGACGAGATCTGGGCCCACGACCTCGACCGGGGCCGCCAGCTCGACCAGGCCGTCACCCCGACCCAGGCGACGCGGCCCGGGGCCCAGGTGTGGAAGGTCTCGACGGCCGGCGATGAGAATTCGCTCTGGCTCTGGGAGACCGTGACGCGGGGCCGTGCCGCGGTAGACAACGGCCGCCGCGATGGGGTCGCCTATTTCGAGTGGTCCTGTCCTGATGACCTGGACCCCACCGCCCCCTCATCGTGGGAGCGCTTCCACCCCGCCTATGGCGTCACCATCGGGGTGGCGCAGATGAAGGCGGCACTCGACGAGCTGGGACCGGCCGGGTTCGCCCGGGCCTACGCGAACCGCTGGCCCGATGGCATGGGCACCTCGGCGGCTCCGAAGATCCCCCCGGGTCGCTGGGCCGCCGTACAGGTCCCCCCGATCACCGCCGTGCCGGCGGGGGTCCAAGTCGCCATCGGGTTCGATTGCGCCCGCGACCGCTCCACCGGTGCCGTTGCTGTGGCGTGGCGTGAGCCAGGCGGGCGCCTACGTGTCGAGCTGGCCGAGAGCCGGCCCGGGACGGGCTGGATGGCCGAGCGCATCTCCGAGCTCACCCATCGCTGGGCGCCCGTCGGCGTCGGTTATGACGGGGCGGGCCCGGGCCTCGACATCGCGGACACGTTGGCGACCTCGGGGCTGGCGGTCTCGCCCATCCGCGGCCGGGACTGGGCCGCCGCGTGCACCGGCTGGTTGGCCGCCGTGACCGAGCGCCGGATCCGGGTGGGCGCGCACCCTTCCCTCAACAGCGCCGCCGAGTCCGCCCCCGGGCGCGATACGGGCGACGGTGGGTGGGTGTGGCACCGGCGTGGTTCGCTGACCCCGATCGCCCCGGTGGTGGCGACCACCGCCGCGGTCTGGGCGCTCGACCACCCGACGCTCGCCCCGGTGGCCAGCTGGACTGCGTTCTGACATACCGGCCGCTGGTGGTGGCGGTGGTTAGCATTGCGCCGCGGTGGCCAAATTCCCGTGGAAGCGCCCGGCCAGTGAAGATCAACCACTAGGCGGCGCATTGGCGCCCGGTGGCGTCCCGTCGGGGTTCTCCGGGGACCTCGAGGGGGCGGCCGATCTCCTGCGGCGGCGCTGGGAGCAGTCGTCGCTTGACGACGGTTCGTGGCTCTACGGGCCCGGTGGGACCTGGGGCGGCCGGGTGCCGTGGGTGTCTGAATGGATGGCCCGCCAGGTGCCCGCCCTCACCGCGTCCATGCGGCTGATCAGCGGGGTGTGCATGCAGCTCCCGCTGCGCCACAAGCGCGGCGAAGAGGTGGTGGATCCCCCTGCGCCCATCATCGCCAACCCCACCCCGGGCCCCAACCGCGCCCCGGCCGACTGGGTGGACGAGTACGTGTCGGACATTTTGCTCTTCGGCAACTACGTGTCGTTGATCGGTCCGCCCGATTCGACCGGCTGGCCCACCTCGCTGATCCCCCTCGACGTGACCACCGTGTCGGTGGCCCGGGACCCCTTGACGCTCCAACCCGTTTACGCGCTCGATGGCATGGACGGCACCGTGCCGGCGGACCGGATGTTCCACGTGGGGATCGACAAGCGCTCGGGGGAGCTGCGCGGCCGCGGGCTGATCCCGACCATGTCCGCGTCGATCTCCTCGGCGCTGGCTGCCGACGCCTACGCGGGGCGCTACTTCACCGACTCGGGCATGCCGAGTGGCGTCATCACCGACAGCCGGCCGAACCTCACCCAGGCTCAGGCCACCGAGCTGAAGGCGGCATGGCTGGCCGCCGTGAACGGCGCGCCGGCCCCGGTGGTCGTACCCGCCTCGACCACGTTCCAGCCGTTAGCCGCCGATGCGGACAAGGCGCAGCTGGTCCAGGCCCGCCAGTGGGACGCGCAGACCGTGGCCATGATGCTCGGGGTTCCGCCCTTCCTGCTCGGGATCGAGTCCCAGCGCCACACCTACACGAACGCCGAGACGGAGTTCGGGCGGTTCATCACCACCACCATCATGCGACTGCTGACCCCGCTCGAGCAGCAGCTCACCCTGCAGTGCCTGCCCCGGGGCAACACGGCGGAGTTCTTCACCCAGGCGCTGCTGCGCCCCGACACGCTGACCCGGTCCCAGGCCGCCGTGACGCTCTATGGCGCGGACATCATCACCTTGGAAGAGGCTCGGGCGCTCTCGGGCTTCCCCCCTACGGGCGGACCCGTAGGAGAACCTCCCGAGCCGGCGCCGGTTGCACCCGCCCTGGGCCCCAACCCCAGCGCCGGCGCCGGCGACGGGGGCGACAACGTGGACAACGGCCGCACGCTTATGGAGGTGACGCGGTGAAAGTGCTGACCCATGCCATGGCCACCACCTTGGTGGTGCGCCACGAAGACGATGAAGACGACGGGCGCACCCTGGTGGGCCTCGCCGTCCCCTTCGGTGACGAGCTGGACGTGTCGGACTTTTGGGACGACTACACCGAGGTGTTCCGGCGCGGCGCCTTCGCCAAGACGATCCGCGAGGCCTCGCGTCCCGTCCCCTTGCTGGTGTCGCACGAACACCGAACCCTGCCGATCGGGGCCGCCACCAAGCTGGTGGAGACCAACGACGGGCTCGCGGCCGAGTTCCACCTTTCGCGCACCGCCCGGGCCGACGAGGTCCTCGCCCTGGTGACCGACGGCGCTCTCTCGGGGCTCTCCATCGGGTTCGAGCCGGTAAAGCAGAACGTGACCAAGGGCTCGGCCCGGGAGCCCGCGGCGGACAGGGACCTCGTGGAGCGCACCGAGGTGAGCTTGCGCGAGGTGTCGGTGTGCAACTTCCCCGCCTTCGCCACGGCCGGGGTCACCGGGGTGCGCGACGAGGGCACCCACCCGTCCCTGGCCAGCCTGGCGGCCGAGCGGGGCCGGCTCGACACCGAGCGTTCGAGCCACCTCGACCGCTGGGGTCGGGTGGTGCGCCGATGACCAGCGCGGCCATGTTGCGGCGGTTCTTCGTGGTGGCGGCTGGGGTGGCCGCCCTCGTCCTAGGCCTGGTGGTGCTGATCGGGACACCCGACGCCAACACGGTCGACCTGTTGGCCGGTGGGATCATCGCGGCCGGCGCGGGCCTGCTGGCCCTGTTGATCTAGGTGGCCCGGCCCGACGCCATCGGGATCCGCCGCGTCCCCGCCGATGCGGCCGGCGAGAACGGGGCGCTGGTGTGTCGGATCTGCGGCCGTACGTGGAGCACCACCCCCGAGACCGACGCCGTCTTGGCCGAGGTGTTCGCCCACCATGACGATCATCTGACCGGCGCGGCCCCGTCATCAGTGACACCGGACATATCCACGCGGTAGCGTTCGCGGCAACACACGGATGCCGGCCGCCAGCCGGAGCCCACCGAGCAGCACAGGGCCACCACTGGGCGCGTGGAGCCACTCCGGGGAAGAACCGCACGAACGCGAACCCTGGAGGTTTCACAGATGATCACCCTGGTAGATGTGCTGAGACAGTCGATTGACGAACTGCACGGCCGCATGAACGCCATCGAGGCCGGCGCCGTCGCCGACCAGCGCGACACCCTCACCGACGCCGAGCAGGCCACGTGGAACGAGCTGCGTGACGAGGCCCAGGCCAAGACCGAACGCCTGGCCCTGCTGGTCGACCGCGGTGAGCTCGACGCCAGAGCGGGCGAGCTGATGGGCCGGATCTCCGAGCGCTCCGGTAGGGAGCCCGAGCCACTCTCCGAGCGCGGTGGGGCCTTCCCGTACAAGACCCCGGGCGAGTACGTCATGGGCTACATGCGCTCCCGCCACGGCGACGCGGCCGAGGGGGCTCGCTTCACCCGGGCGCTCGCTGACGTGACCACGGCCCAGACTCCGGGACTGGTGCCCCCACAGGTCACTGGCGACGTGTTGGGCACGTGGCTGGGCAACCGCCCGTCAGTCGACGCCATGTCAAAGCCGAACCTCCCGCCGGTAGGCATGGAGGTCCAGCGCCCGCACATCTCCCAGCACACCGACGTGGGCCCGCACGCGGAGAAGCAGCCCGTGGTGTCCCAGGCCTTCACGCTCGACCTCGTCAAGATCGACCTGTCGTCCTACGCCGGTGCGGTCGACGTGTCCTGGGAGCTGGCCAACCGCTCAAGCCCGAACGCCCTCGACATCATCTTTTCTGACCTGGTGTCGGTCTACGGGCGCAAGTCCGACGCGGCCGCCTTCGGGGGCATGTATGCGAACGTCACCCAGTCCGAGGCGTGGGACGGCACGGCGGCCACGCTTGCCGCGGCCATCTCCGCTGCCGCGGTCAAGTGCGCCACCAACGGTGAGGAGAACCTGTTTCCCGACACGGTGTGGCTGGGGCTCGGCGCCTACGGGTTGCTGGCCGGGCTGACCGATGCCGGCGGCCGGCCACTGTTCCCGTACCTGGCGCCGCAGAACGCCTACGGCACCGCCGATGCGGTGGGGAACATATCGAGCGTC